TGGTCGTTACAGAGGCGAAGAAGCCGCTAGAGAAAAAGATAGGGAGATCAAACAGCTCCTACAGAACCTTAAGGTACCTTTTATTACCCTTGAAGCAGACAGCGATATTGCAGAGAAACTGTTTAATATCGTGAAGGAGGGAGGTAACCCAAATGAAAAAACTCATCTTACACACCGAGGTACATATTAAGGCAACTTCTGTATTGACAGAAGAAGAAGTTGCTTGGTATCACGAACGATTTGGTAGTGCTGAGGGTTTCTGTAAGGTCTATGAGGTTGAGCTGGAAAAAGACCTCTTGAAACATATCGTTGATGATGAGACCACTATTGACACTACTGAGATTAAGGCTACAGTAGTATCTGAGGAGGAGGAAGTATGACACCATATTACAAGAATGTCTTAAAAGAAATTGCTAAGACAAATAACTTTACAATCCGCTCCGAAGAACGCCTTGACACCTTGTCTGATAAGTTTCTGCGTCAGGTAACTAAATACGGTAAAATGTACTGCCCGTGCCAGAATGTCCGCAATGAATCCACTGTGTGTCCTTGTAGATATATGAGAGACTGTGGGTTCTGCAAGTGCGGTTTATTTATGAAAAAGGAGGTAACCAATGGCAACCAAAAAGAAAACCTCTAAGACCTTCTTCGACTACCATCCGGACTTCCCTCGTGATAAGTCACACCTCGTACAGCTCTGTCTCCCTCGTGAAAAGATGAAAACCAAGAAGACACCTCAGTTTCCTTTGATGTACTCAGAGAAACTTGATGGTGTCTTTTGTTTTGCCTTGTGCGATCTCACCAGTGTTCACATCTTTAGTCGCACAGGTGAAGAATACTTGAGCCTTGAACACCTCAAGCCTGAGCTGTACGACATCTCTAAGACCCTTGGCACCAACATCATTATCTTTGAAGGATACGCCAAGGGTGTCCCCCAGCCTACTATCAGCGGTTGGTGTCGAGACACTAAAGCCCAGCACTACGAAGTTGGAGCCTATGTCCATGATGCCCTGAGCCTCGATGAGTTCTGGGGAACCTGTGAAGCTCGTCCCTATGAAGAACGAAGCCAAGAGCTAAACCGCATTGAGTTCTGGCAGAGCTACCACCATACCTTCCTTGTTCCTCAATACTTTGCTTACACTTGGTCAGAAATCGACAAAGCAGCAGAGCGTATCTGGAATGCAGGTGGTGAGGGATTGGTAGTTAGAGACCCTAGTGTCGGCTACCTCCCCGGTAAACGTAATGAAACCATGATGAAAGTTAAGAAGGATATTAGCTACGACCTGAAAGTCCTGAGTCTCCAAGAGGGAACCGGGAAATACACAGGGATGGTTGGCGCACTTGTCTGCCAGTTCAGAGGCGACAAAGAAGTTGTTGTCGGTACTGGTCTTACGGATGCCCAACGGAAACGCTGGTGGTCTGAGTTCTTCTATGATGAAATCGTAGGTAAAATAGTTCAAATTGATGCTATGTCTGAGAGTACCAAAGGAGTCCTAAGGGAACCAAGGTTCAAAGGCATACGCACTGACAAAACAGAAGGAGATTTTTAATGACGCTCAAAATTCTTTTTGATGCTGATATGACAGTATTCAGAGCTACCTCGTCTGTCGAGACACCTATTCAATGGGATGGTGACCTCTGGACTCTCCATGCGGATGCAGGGGAAGCCAAGGTGAAGGTAGACGACTCAGTGCTTACTCTAACGGAGAAGGTGTTGAAACACTACAAACATGAAGGTGAATATGAGATCGTTATGTGCTTCTCCGATGAAGACAACTTCCGGAAAAAGGTGCTGCCGGCTTACAAACTCAATAGAGCTGATAAACGCAAGCCTACTTGCTACTATGGCGTTAAACAGTGGGTCGAGGAAAATTATAACTGTTATCAGAGACCGGGCTTAGAAGCTGATGATTGTATTGGTATCCTTTCGACAATGAAGAACAGCAATGCAATTATTGTGTCGGGTGATAAGGATTTCAAAACGATTCCTGGTCGCTTCTACGATTTTCTGAGAAATGAGTTTTACGACATCACTCAGGAGGAAGCCGACTACTGGCACCTCTTTCAGACTCTTATAGGTGACACCACGGATAACTATAAGGGCTGTCCGGGCTGTGGAGCAGTCTCCGCTAAGAAACTTTTAGATCAGTCACCAACTTGGGAAACCGTTGTGGCTGCCTTTGAGAAGAAGGGGCTGACCGAAAGTGATGCACTGGTTCAGGCGAGAGTCGCTAGGATTCTAAGGGCTTCCGATTATGACTTTGCCGCAAAGAAGCCTATCCTCTGGTCGCCAAATTAATTGTCACACATATAACGAAAACACTATCGTCACAGATAAGTGAGGAGAGGAAGTGATTACATATTCGACCTCGAAGACTCTATGATTCCTATATTACCTAAAGGAGACCTAGAGTATCTCAAACAAGTCTTTAGTTTCTCTGAACTGATGAGGAAGCAACACGCTAACAATGATGAACATATTGGATATATGAAAGGCGTACAGGCGGTCTTAGAAGTTTGTGAGGCTTTAGCAAATCCACCGAGAACGGAGGACTATGACACCTAATGTGTTTTAAAGTCAAGTCACCAAGCGTTGCTAACACACAGGTAACAGCTTCTCAGCTCCTTCCTTCTACGGAAGCTACTGAGCCTGAAAGTCCTGTCTATGGTGGAGATGGCGATGCTTTCAACAAGAAGAAAGGCAGAGATGCCTTGAAAATCAAAATGAACTCCACCTCTACTGGCTACAATCCAGTAAATATGTAGAACAGGAGGTACCATGTGTAACAAACCAAAAATTAAAACAACTCCTGCCCCTGTTGCTGCCGCTCCTGTTGCTGCCCCTGAGACAACTACTGTCGCTGATGTCGATTCAGCCATCGAGTCTAAGAAAAAGAAGACTGGTAAACAGTCCCTCACTATTGGTATCAGCAATACCAGAGGAACCGGGTTGAACATCTAATGGCAATAGAGCTTGTCGAAAAAGCAAAAGAGCTTTATGATCGCCTTGAAAACGACCGTAAATCTTATATCACAAGGGCAGAAGAATGTGCAAAGCTCACAATTCCTTCTTTATTCCCGAAGGAAGCCGACAACAAAGATACCAAATATGAGACCCCTTATCAATCCGTAGGAGCCAGAGGGTTAAACAATTTAACTGCTAAGTTACTCTTGGCGTTATTCCCTCCTAATGCCCCCTTCTACAAATTGACACTGCGTGATGACCTTGCAGAATACTTTGAGGCTGATGCCAACGCTAAATATGAGATTGAGCAAAAGCTCGTTCAGATGGAGCAAATCATTCTCAACTGCATTGAGACATACCAGATAAGGGTAACCATCAATGAAGCTATCAAACAGCTTTTGGTCGCTGGTAATTGTTGTCTGTTCCTCCCTCCGAAAGAAGGAGGCATTAAGCTCTATCGCCTTAACTCCTATGTAATCCAAAGGGATGCCTTGGGAAACGTGATACAGCTTATAGCAACCGACAAACTAACTGTTGCTACGCTCCCACAGGAAGTAAGGTCTCTAATTGATTCCAATAAGAAACCCGAAGAAGAAATAGTCGTATACACCCATGTTTACTACAGCAATGAAGATGACCGAATGTACTCCTACCAAGAAGTAGACGGCAAGCAGATACCGGGAACTGAAAATAACTATCCAAAAGATAAATGCCCGTGGATACCTCTGCGCCTTGTGAAACTTGATGGTGAGTCCTATGGTCGTGGTTATGTCGAGGAATACCTTGGTGACCTTAAGTCACTTGAGGGACTCCAAAAGGCAATCGTTGAATTAGCCGCTATAGCTGCAACTGTAATTAATCTCGTGAACCCCAATGGTATCACACAGGTTCGTAAAGTAACCGCAACGAAGAATGGTGGATTCGCACCGGGTCGCCTCGAAGACATTCAGACACTACAACTTCAAAAGTCCCAAGATATGCAGATAGCAAAACAGACAGCAGATGCCTTAGAAGCTCGGCTGTCTTATGTTTTTATGCTCAACTCTGCTGTCCAAAGAAGTGGCGAACGTGTCACTGCTGAGGAAATCCGGTATGTCGCTGGGGAACTTGAGGATACCTTAGGTGGTATCTACTCTATTTTGTCGCAGGAACTACAGCTTCCACTGGTACGGAGACTGCTTGCCCAGCTTCAAGCTACAGGACAGCTCCCTCAGATTCCTGACAACATGATAGAGCCAGCAATCACCACAGGCATTGAAGCTCTTGGTCGTGGTCACGATCTAAGCAAAATGACAAGTTTCTTAACGACTGTTAGGGACATCCCTGAGGCTCAACAGCGTATCAACTGGGGTAACGCTATTATCTCTCTGGCTTCTGCTCACAACCTTGACACTACTGGTCTGGTTAAATCTGATGAGCAGATGCAAGAAGAAATGCAACAGCAAGCCATGATGCAAATGGCACAAGCAGCAACACCTAATGTCGCTAAAGGTCTCATAGAAGGACAAGAAGCGGCTCCTACTCAATAACAAGGAGGAACAAATGGAACCCACTGAAAATCAAGAAGTTGTCACAGAAATCGTGGCAACCGAAGAAATTCCTGCCGCTACAGAACCCAA